CAAACGGTAGAAATGCAAGGTCATGCACAGCCTTACTATAAAGGTGATGCGGAACACATGCCAGAGAACATTAGAATCGGCGTGGATAAGTTAATATATATTCCAATGAATTCAAACAATCCGGTTGATTCAGAGTTTGGCTTCGCAAACCCTGGAAGTGACTTGTCAGGGATAAAAGAATTTAGAGAGTCTTATTTATCGGCATTCTTAACATCTAGAGGCTTAGACGTTTCGGTTGTTAGTGGTTCGGGTAATATTCAAAAGGCAACTTCTGGCATTGAAAAAATGCTGCAAATGATTGAGAAGTTCGACGCCTCACAGGAAGATTTTTCTTTATTTAGAAGCGTAGAGAATAAGGCTTATAAGATAATTTTATCTTGGATAGCTTCGCTTAAATCTATTCGCATTGATGATGAATTAGTTTTATCAGAGAAGTATCAGTCAATTATTGCCGATCCCAATGATGCAAATATCGTAGTTGAATATTGTAGACCGGAAATGATTGAAACTAAAATAGAGAAGTTAGAGCTACTAGAAAAAGAAATAGAGATTGGTGTCAATTCTAAAGTACATTATATGATGGCTGAGAAAGGAATGACAGAAGATCAAGCTATAGAATATCTAGATAAAGTTGATGAGTTTGAAAAACTTAAAATAGAGGAGCCTTTAATTGGCAAAATTTCACAACCCGAAATATTCTAAGAAAGAAGTTTCGCAGAAATTTAATTTAAAAGAAATACTAGGCTATTCCCCGAGCGATGAGCAAAAAGAGCTTTTTTATGAGCTAGCTGCAGAGTTTCAGCAATCACGCACAACGTCAGGGAAGGATATTAACGGAAATCAGTTTAAGAACTACTCAAAAAAATATGCGGAAGCAAAGGGTGTAACGACTGATTCTGTTGATCTCCTAGACACTGGCAAGATGCTATCTTCTTATGAGTCAGCCAATGAATCATCTAGACAGAAAAACATGCTTAAAATAAAAATGGAAGACGGTAAAGAAACTCTCAAATCATATAATCATAATGTTGGTGATACTTTACCTAAGCGAACATTTTTTGGAATAGTAAACAACAAAGAGATTGAGTCTATAAGACAACAAGTTGACACAATAAAAAAGACAACAGATAGAGCTCCAATAATTAAAAAGCCTAAACAAGATGAATCTAATAATAATAATTCTACTACTCCGAATCTTGCAGAGCTTCGTGCGGCGGTTGACGAATTAGAAATAGACTTTAATTTTAACGACTATGAATACGGCGGTTTCGATGGCGACAGTTGAGATCAAGGGAATTAAAGAACTAACAAAGAGATTTAAACTAGGTGCTAAGATAGCAATATCTAAGACTTTACGCTCGAAAGACTTGAGAAATAGCGTTGGGAGTGTTGTAGAAAATGACATTAGAAAGAATTTTAATGAAAAAGCATCATCTATCACGCAAAGCTTTAGAGAGTATTTTGAGCAATTCAATTCAACACATCCAGACTATAAGAGATCTAAGATTAATATTACGTTTACAGGTGACTTACTAAGAGATTTGGCGACTAATGTTAAGTTTAATGTTCCGAAAGGTTTGTTAGTAATCGCTCATTCTGACAAGAAACATAAGAGGTTAAATGATTCAGCTAAGACGTTTTCATCAAAGACCGCAGAAGTTAGCTCGCTTAAAACCAAAAAAGTCAGAAAAGTAACAATTGCCGCTTCACATAAGGATATATCTAAAGCGATTCAAAAACGTGGGTTTGATTATATAAAAATAACTCCAGATGCAGAAAGGCAAATCATTGTATTAATACAAAAAACATTATTAAATAACTTACGAAAAGAATTGAGTTAATAACTCGATTTGACATAACGACAAAAGGAAAGAAAAATGGAAGTTACAAAAGAGAAGACTCCAGTGGAGCAAGCAGCCGAAGCCAGTGGCGAAGTTGAAAAAAAAGACTCTGTTCATTATGAATCTTATCAAAAGGTCTTAGGCGAGAAAAAGAAAACTCAATCTAGACTAGATGGTGCACAAGCTGAATTACAAGCTCTACGTGAAGAAAAAATGGCACGTGAGGGTAATCAAGCCGAGCTTTTAGAGATGAAACAAAAGCAGATTGATGAGCTAAGTACAAAGCTTTCTAAAACAGAAAAGAGTTTTGCATGGAGCACATTAACTGGTGAAATTAAGAGAGAAGCTTTAAAGCAAGGTTGTTCGAATCCTGATAAACTAATCAGATTAATGGATGACGATGATTTAAAGAGTATTGAGGTGGGAGAAAACTTCACTATTAATAAAGAGAGCTTATCTAATGTAATTGAAAAGAATAAGAAAGATAACTTTTTCTTATTTGAATCAGCCAAGAAAATCTCAGTTAATGGAACTCCGATCACAAAACACGAAGAAACTAAAGTTAATTTAAGTGACCTGACAATCGAACAATTAAAGGCACTTCATACAAAGAACGCAAGAAAATAAATAACTCGGAGGTTATAAAATGACTGTTGCAAAAAATGCAGATGTTGCACAAGTACAAGAGGCAATCGTTGCTGAAATCGTACAAAGAGAGCTTCAAGCGGCTTCTAAGCTTGCTGGAATGTTTGATGATTATTCAAGTCTAGTTGGAAAAGGTACTTCGGAAGTAAAAATTCCTAGAGCTGATTCTTTCAATGTACTTGATAGAGACAACGCTACGCCAACAGCCGGTACGGCACAAAACTTAACATTCTTATATGACTCTATTCCATTAGATAAAAATAAGTATGTTTATTATGTTATCCCTGGAAGTGTTGAGGCTGACGCTAAACCTTCTTATGAGCAAACTGCGGCACAACGTGCTTCAAGCTCTCATGGTAGAGACATGGATGTTCAAAGAATCGATGCTCTATGGTCAACAGTTTCTAATCAAAGAGAAGTTGAGTATGATGTTGGCGTATCTGACGTTGAGGAGACTATTCTTAATATGATCGAGCAAGCTGACGAAGCTGAAATGCTTGACGATGGTGGAAGATTTTTAATCGTTAGACCGTCTGAAAGAAAAGCTCTTTTAGGTGTTGCTAACTTTGTACAAGCTGATAAATATGGCGATAGAACCCCACTTGTTAGTGGTGAACTAGGTCAAGTTTACGGTGTTAGAATTGTTGTTATCAATCATGTTGGTACTGTTGCAGATGCAAACGCTATCACTTTTGGTAACGGTAATATGATCCTTTGTCATAAAGAGTCACTTGGTTTTGCTTTTAAAACTAGACCAGCTCATGATTCTGATAAAGCGATTGAATTCGGTGCCGGATCTGTGAAGCATACTTGGGATGTTTATTATGGTCTTGGTTTACTTAACGACGGGAAACTGATTGTTAAAGCTGGAAACTTCACTCCATAAGAATGAAAAGACCTGTAGGAATAATTCCTAAATTTATAACCGCTTCGAGTCTATCCGGCTTGAGGCGGTCTATGTTTAAGGTGCAAATCGCACTCGGATATGGCGTTCACTGGTTCGACATTCAGAAAAACAATAAGAAGTGGATAGCTTTTTATTATGATAACGAATCAATCACTTCTCACAATGTAGGGGAAACACTTGGCACAACCAACAGCTAGCGGAACAACTAGAGATAAGCAAAACAAAAGTTATGTTGAATCGCCTAGTCGTGAGCATTTTACTGCTCAAGAAGTGTGCGTTGGTAATGTACAAGAGCTTGCCGATGCAATTGGCGATGTAATTTTATCTCCAATTCAAAACCCAATACTAGATTTACTATTAACTGGAAATGGAACCATAGATAGCGGAGCTCCAATAGGAACAACTGTTGGAACCTTGGTAACTCAAGGTGGTGCCGGACCATATTTATATATTATAACAGACGATCCGAGCGATAAGTTTCAAATAAGCGGATCAAATTTAGAAACAAAAAACCCAATAAATTATGTCAGTAATCAGTCTTTATCGGTAACTATAAAGGTTGTAGATATAAACAACAGCGAATACACTAAAGGTTTTAATTTTAGTGTGAATCAAACGCCACTACCACCATTCAATAATGATTTCCATACGGTATTTAAAGACACTACAAATCAATTTGCTAGGAAGTCTTCGGATGCTTCTTTTTCTGGATTGTCTGAGTTTACTTTTTCTGGATGGTTAACTCCTGAGAGCTTAACCGGATCAAAGTGTTTTTATTCGCATTTTGGTGCTGCTGGATCAAGAGGTATAAGATTACTCACAATCGATGCGGACGTTTTTGTTGGCTTATCTCAAGATGGAATAAATCAAACATATTTTAATACAGGCGGCTCTCCATTATCACTAAGCACAAAACATCATGTTGCGATTGCTTTCAGTGGATCAAATAAAACGATTAAAATATGGGTTGATTCTGTCTTACTACTAGACGACGTTCATACATACGATAATATAAAAAACCTACCTTCTGTTCCGCTAAGAATTGGAGCTAGAGGCGATTCGTCTTTTCCAGAAACTAGTTTTTATAACGGATTCATGGATGAGATAAGCATATATGATTTTGCATTAACTCAAATAAGAATAGATGAAATATATAACCTGGGAACTCCAGCCGATATTAATAATATGTCGTCTTCCCAGCACTTAATATCATGGTGGCGTATGGGCGATGGCGATACATATCCAACACTACAAGACCAGATAGGAAGTAATGATCTAACAATGAATAATATGTTAGCATCCGATATTGTAAATTTTAATTATAGTAATGTTTATTCTATGAAATTTAACGGAGTTGATCAAAGAGTAAGTACAGGCTTTAGCTTTGGCGGTAGAACGAAATTTACAATAAACGCATATATGTATAGAGCCAGTACCGCACATAGACTAGATATTTCACAAACCAATGCAGCGAATACAATAAGAGTTAAGCTTATAAGAAATAGCAACGGAAAAGTCATCGCCGTTATAGACGGCAACTTTTCCGATTATACTCACAATACAACCGGATGGATCATGTTGACAATGACTTACGACGGGTCGCTAGCCTCTGGAAGTAGAGTTAAGATGTATATCGATGGTGTTGTAGCGACTCCGAATTCAACTCCAGCCTTCGCCGCTTCTGTAAATGCAAATGCAGAACCTTGTTATATTGGTTACGATCTCGGATCAAATAAACATTCTACTGGAAATATCGACGAAGTATCTATTTGGAATTTAGCACTGTCACCATCAGAAATAACGGAGCTTTATAATTCGGGAGTTCCGCTAGACTTAACTGGTCACTCTAAATATATAAACATAGATTCATGGTGGCGTATGGGCGATAAAATAACAACAGTTATTCCAGATCAAGTCGGATCAAATGACGGAACTTTAATAAATATGACTCCGGCTGATAAGGAGATGAATACACCATGATAAATAAATGGGTAATATTAGATTCTGATAATATAACTAACGCCATAAGAGGAGAAAATAAAGAGTCTCATCTAAGAAATGGTCAATCATATATAAGATTAACAGAAGAAAATAATCATTTACTGACTAAATATAAAAAATATACTGCGGAAGAAATACAATTATTGGATAGTGAGCAAGTAGAGTTAAAATATCAAAGCTTATCTACTAATCCGGTATTGAATTACTCGATTGCTAATAACAAAACAGAAGATGGGAAGCTTTTATATACAAAGATTCATGGTGTGAAAGCTTTTGTCGCCGCCGGAGAGAGTCATACCTTTCAACTAACGATCCCTTATGCAGAAGCTTATTTTCAAGGAGCAGAAACATTGGTCGACATTATAGGCGTTTCTGATTTTACGATAGATCATCCTGTTTATGGCGTTCTAGAGCAATATGGATATGATGTTAATATGGGAACTATTAAATATATTAGAGAGTCTAAATATGCGGCAAGACTGCCAATGGGTTTAATTATTAAGTGTGCGTATACAAACGACACAAGTGAAGAATTGGAAGTTGGTGTTAACTTTTTGCTGCATGAGATTAGAAGTTAATATGATTAGATATCTAATAAATTTATTTTTGGGAATAGACCAGTTAATCAACACGCTACTTGCTGGTCATCCCGATGAAACTCTTTCTAGTAGACTGGGAAGATCAATAAGAAAAGAGAGATATATATGGGTCAAACCTTTGAGAGTGTTTATCGATATACTATTTTTTTATGACTACAAGTTGACAGATGATGGATCTAGAATAGGTCATTGTCACAAGTCTATAATGCCATTAGAACAACAAAACTTTAGAGAAGTGATAGATTACGAAGTTTGGAACTGGAATAAAAAAGAGGCTAAGAAATGATTTTTTTAAATTGCATTAAAGAAGACTTAATTCAAATTGGCGACATGGTACGAATAGACGTTTCTAAGTCTTTTGTGAGCGGCGACGATTTAACAGACATACTAATAAAACCAGAATCAAGTGAATCATATATTAGCGTTTATAATCTAGATAAAGATAAATGGTTTATAGATTGGGCATACTCTACGGATGGAGAGAAAATTGTCAGTGTTCAAGCTACGGATGGTGCGAACACTGTCTCTCAAGACTTTAAACTAGAAGTCATTACAGAGATAGAAGACAACCTTTATTCTAACGATTCAGATTTGTTTGCAATAGAAAACGAGCTAAAAAGATATATCCCACGCGGTAAAAATTCATTTATATACGCACATAGAGAAGCGCAAAGCCGCATACTTTCTTATCTAGACCGAAAAAGAATATGGAATGACGACGGCGAGCCGTTAAATAAAGCTCAACTACCAAAATCAGATATGAAAAAATGGTCACTCTATGAAACTGCAATTATTATATATACAGATTTATTTGTTAGTGTTGGCGACAAGTTCGCAGAAAAAATAAACCAATATAAAGCCCTTAGAGATTATGAAAAAGAACGTGGGGCGTTAAGAATAGATAGAGATAATAGCGGAACAATTGACGTTGCTAGCGAAATTCAAGATTTAAAAAGTTATAGGCTGATAAAAAGATGATAACAGAAATAAGAGATTACATTAAAAGTGGAATTCAAGCTATTGACTCGGATTTAAAACCCAACAAAAGTGCTTTTTATTCAGAAGATATACCCGAAACTACTATAGATTATACATATCAAATAGAGTTCGGTAGCATTTCACTAGAAACTAGATCGGATTATAGAGATCAATCAATTCCAATAATAATATCATTGTTTGGTATTAGCGGAGTTGAAGAAATAGAGAAATATGATAGCCTTTTAGATAAGGCAATTTGCATAAGAGATTATTTAATAAGAATAAGTAATTTTTCACAAGTAGAACACATCACAAATGTTATATCTGACGGCATAAATTCAGAGAGATTGCCAAGCGACGATAACACATTTAAAATTGATATTAATTTAACGCTTTCACAAGCGTATTCACTAGGAGAATAAAATGGCTTTATGTCAACAAACTAAATCAACAGAGCAACGTCTTGAAGCTATGAAATGGTATTTCGGTAAAAGACATTGTAGAACTATCACGCTAGTAGATGATGTAACTGGATCACTAGACGGGGAATACTTTGACTTAAATGCAATAGATTCTTCTTATGAAGAGGCAAAATATGCAATTCTTTTATCTAATGGAACTACTACAACTATTCCAGGTCTTCCAACAGGTACGACAGAAGTTGTTGTTACATATGTAGATGACGATTCAGCAAATACTATTGCCGCTCTTATTGCTGTTGCAATTGCAGCTCTACCGTTTAGATCAGAAGTTATCGACGCAGAGATTGAAATTCAAAACTCTTTTGTTGGTGAAGTTTCTATCGAGGATGATGCAAATGCTTCTAGTCTTACTTTTGAAATTGGCTTTGTTGGTTTTGGTGGCTATATTGGTCAAACTGGCGAATCGGAATTAACTACAAATACTGAGTTGGTTCAATTACTAGACGATGCTCAAGGTACGATTATTCAAGATGAAATCATTACTGGATATAGTGCGGAAATTACTATTCCACTAAAAGAGATGAGCACAGAAAGATGGCAAGATCTTGTAGGTAAAGTTTCTGGTAATAATATTACTATAGACAGTAAGGATATTACTGGTTGGGGTACCAAAAAACTCTATACATCAATGTTTACTTACGCTGGTCGTCTTATTGGTCATCCGGTTAGACTTGAGGCTTCAAATATCGACGAAGATATTTGTATGTTAAATACAGCTCCAAAAATGAATTCTATTAACTTCTCTGGAGCATCAATTCAAGAAGCAGAATTTTTATTCACATCTTACAAAGATGCAAACGCTCCGGCTGAAATTAATCTTCTAGCTCGCGGTGATCATTCAAAATTTTAATTAAATAATACGCCGTCAGGTTAGTCTCTGGCGGTTTTTTTAACATCGGAAGGAATTATTATGGAAAGTATGAAGTTTGAAAAAAGGCATATTGATTTAGATGTTTATGGAGAGAAGGTTAAAGTTTTTTATCCTACAAAGAAGCATGTAAACGAATACATGCAAGGGCTAAAGCTTATTATTGACGGAGAATCAAATAAAACAGACATGGATCTGGTAATCGATATGTTTGAAAAACTTGGGTTATCTAAAGAATTATCCGAGTCAATGGAGATCCAACAATTAAGCGAACTATCTAACAAGTTACTAGAGCAAAAAAAAAGTTAGATAATGATGATGTCGTAGAGTGTGAGTTAGCACACTTTTATGGTTATAAATTAGAGTATATAAGAAATTTAGATTTTGGCGATTGGGTGCAACTGTATCAAGGTATGCAAAGGCTAGAAGCCAGAAAAACATTAAAGAAATTTACGATCGCTGATTTCCCCAATATTAGAGAACGTAGGGATAAGAAGAAATTACACCGAGAGGTTTTTAAAGTCGCATATCCAGAAAACTTTGAAAACAGAATAGTTAAAACCTCAGAATTGGAACTAATATAAATGGCATTTTCAAACGAAGTAATTGTAAAAATGAAATTCGAGCCAACCGATGTCAAACGTGAGTTTGTTAAAGTTGAGCAACAAGCAAAAACAACGGGAACAAATGCAGCCAAGTCATTCGGAACAGGCTTTTCTAAATCGCTGAAGTCTTCAATGTCTGGAGTGCGTGGTGAGATAATAAAAACAGCCGCCGCATTTTTTGCATTTAGTAAATCAAAAGACATATTAATTTCTAGTGTAGGTGCTGCCGCAGACTTTCAAAAAAGTTTAATAGAAATCAATACAATACTTCCAAAAAATACAAAACTAACAGATGAGCAAACAAAATCATTAAGAGCGTTAGGTGTTCAATATGGAACAGGTGCAATAGCTCAAGCAAAATCATATTATCAAATTATTTCATCCGGTGTTACTGACGCAACAAAGGCAAATAAATTATTAGTTAATGCAAATAAACTTGCTGTTGGCGGTCTTGCTGATACGGGAAGTTCTATTAATATTTTAACTTCTATTTTAAATGGTTATGGTCAGGAAAATATAACAGCTCAAGAAGCGGCTGATTCATTATTCACAGCAGTTAGGCTTGGTAAGACAACAATTTCAGAGCTTGCAAGTAATTTAGCTAGTGCGGTTCCGGCTGCTCGAAGTGCTGGAATTAGTTTAGACTTAGTTAATGCTTCCGTTGCTGTTTTAACTGCGAGTGGTGATAGCACTTCCGCTGCGGTTACAAAAGTCAATGCCGTAATAAGTGCACTAGCAAAAAACGGTGCAAGGCTAGGCGAGGGAATGAACTTAGCTGCCGTTAAATCAGATGGATTGATAGCGGTATTACAAAGACTTCAGAAAAGAACTGGCGGTAATTCAGACGAGTTATTCAAATTACTAGGAAGACAAGAAGCTGTATTGGCTGTTCAAACATTAGCCAGAGATAACGCAAAACAATTAAGTGATACATACGGCGAGTTTAATAAAAAGCTCGGGGCGTCCAGTAAGGCATTTAGAGAAGTTGCAGAATCGGCTTCGTTTAAATTCAATCAAGCCAAGGCACAAATAGCAGACTTGTCTATTTCGCTAGGATCTAGATTATTACCTGTATTGGTTAGAACAATCGCAGGATTTAATAATTTATTAGCGGTCTTTGATAAGAAGGCAAAACCAACAGCGATCGAATCTATTAATAAAGAACTTGGTATTCAACGAGGCGAACTAAATAGAAACATAGATATATTAAAAGACTTTAAAGACTCTCAAGATGATTTTTTCGGCGGTGCTTCCGATAAAATGATAGCAAAAAAGACGGCAGAAATAGAAGCTCAAAGACTAAAAATAAAAGAGTTAATTACTGAGCGTGGAAGATTATTAGAGTCTAGAAGAGATGAATCAGAAGATGGGGCAGAGGCTCAAGCAAAAATTGCAGCAATAAACGCAGAAATGGAAGCAAAGGCACTTGCCGAAGAGCAACGATTATCACTTGAGGCAGCCAAATCAGAAGCAGACACAAGAGAAACAGAAAGATTGAGGGTGATCTCAGAGCAAAAAGCGAAAATCGCTTCAGATGAAGATATGTTTTTTGAAGCATCAAAAGAACGAATGATGAAGCTTGAGGGTTTGTTTGGTGGTCATGGAAAGAGATCGGTAAAAATTGCCAAAGAAATGTCTGGAATTATATATAATACATTATCAAGTGGTATCGGAAATGCTTTTCAAAATATCGGGAAGGCTATGGCAAGCGGAGAGAATGCGTTTGCGGCATTCGGCGATGCAATAAAAGGAATGATTGGAGAAATGGCGTCGGCGTTTGGTGATTTCTACATAAAAAAGGGTATTGCTTATGCAATTGATCCACCAACGGCAGGAATTGGTGCGGCAATGATTGCAGCAGGAGCCGCTTTAAAGGTTTTATCTGGTGCTATGGGTTCAAGTTCAAGTTCTAGTGGCGGTGGTGGTTCTAGTGGCGGTGGTGGTGCAAGCACCATAGAAACAGATACCGGAATAAATGAATTGCAAGACACTGCAAACCCTGCAGAAGAAAGAGTTAATTTATCTCTAAATGTAGAGGGTAATGTAATTAGAGACTCGGAAGTTCAAAATTGGGTCACTGATTTACTAGAAACTGGATCAAGCAGAGATGCAACGATTATTCCATCACTAACAACGGGGTTATCTTAAATGGCACTTAATACACGCACATCATTCACATACGGGCATACGATTAATGATGACAATCAATATATCAATTTCAGTGAAGACGGCTTAACGGAGCTTACAGCGACAATAGAGGTGGGTTCGTATTATTTAAATCAATTCACTGACAAGATAGCACTTGCATTAAATTCTATTGGCGATAATAATTATGTTGTTACGTTAGACAGAGCAACTAGAAAGTTTACAATAACAGGTGATAACGCGTTTAGTCTTTTAGTTACAACAGGAACACAACTTTCTATAAGTGCTTTTTCTTTAATGGGATTTACTATAGATAAGTCTGGTTCTAATGCATACGAAGCTGACGAAGCAAGTGGCAACTTATTTACACCTCAATATTATTTAAAAGATTTTCAAGATTTCGACAATAATCAAAAGCCAACGCAGTCTAAAGTTAATGAAACAACAGATGCGAGTTACGTCGAGTCTATTATATACGGCAAAAAATACCTAATGGAATGCAATATAAAATATGCAACCGACATAACTGGTCAAATGGCAATAGAAGATAACCCAGCCGGAGTATCTGACTTGCGTAGTTTTATGGAATACGCTGTACAAAAAAAGCCTATGGAATTTATGCCAGATAGAGACAACTTACTAAGCTTCACACCTTGTATATTAGAAAAAGCTACAGGCTCAAACGATGGAACTAGCTTTATGCTAAAAGAGATGTACACGCAAAAATTGGCAAACTACTACGAAACTGGCAAACTTACATTTAGAAAGATTAATTCATAAAATAACCAGGAGCACATCATTCCAATTATATTTAAATCTCCATTATCTAGTGCAGTTGCGAATGCTACTTTTCTAGACAAAACAATAGACGACATTAAAAAAGGTAAACTGCACCTTTATAAAACAACTATCGGCGAGTCTGGAGAAATCACAGACGTTCAACAGTTCATTAATGACATTGCGGCTGTAGTTGGTGTTGTCGGCGAATCGGATGCACTAAAAAATACATACTCAAGCGAAGAGATTATTGAAAATGGTGATGATAGAAAAATTGCCATTGGTAAAATAGATGCTCAAGTAAAGTTAAACTTAGATAAAAATGATGCTCAAGATTTAACTATCGCAGATCATGAATCGAGAATTAATACAAACGAAACAGATATTGGAACTAATCAATCTGAAATTCAAGCAATAGAAGACTCTGTTGGTGTTGCAAATGGTATTGCACCACTAGACGCAACAGCTAAAATCGATGCTTCGTATTTACCATCTTATGTGGATGACGTTGAGGAATACGCCGATCTTGCTACTTTCCCAGTAACAGGCGAAACAGGCAAAATATATATTGCACTAGATACCGACAAGGTTTATAGATGGTCTGGAAGTGTTTATATAGAAATTTCAGCCGGAGCCGTTGATTCTGTAAATGGTCAAACCGGTCTAGTTGTTTTAGATAAAACAGACATTGGCTTAACTGACGTAACAGACGATGCTCAATTAAAAAGAGAAGCAGGCGATTTAAATACATTCACAGAAAAAACTACGCCCGTTATAGATGACATAGTAATTATAGAAGACAGTGAAGACTCTTTCAATAAAAAGAAAGTAAAGCTAGAAAATATGCTAGGTAGCGGTGGTGGTGGCGGTTATAATTACATAGGTAATGATGATGCTGAAAAAGATACTGCAGACTGGGTTGTTTATGCAAATACTACTCCAGGCATTAGACCCGATGACTTTGGCGGCACACCGTCTGGGAATGTTACATTTACTAGAGACTTAACTAATGATTTAATTGGTCTTGCTAGTTTTAAATTTTCCAAGGCAGCTTTTGACGCTCAAGGTGAAGGTGTTTATTACGAATTCACGAATGAGAAAGGTCACGCCGCTAGTACTCAATTATTAAGTGTAATCTCTGACTTATCAGACGCTAACTTTTTCGACGCTGACATGGCGGTTTATTTAGCAGTATCCAGCGATTCATTTACTACAGTAGATCAAATTATAGAACCATCTAATCCAGATATAAAAGCAGGATTAGGCGAAATATTAAAACGCTTTCAATTTAATAGCGGTGTAAATACTTATAGGCTTTGCTTTCATGTAAAATCGGTAAGTGCTTTAGCTTACGATATTTACTTAGACAGTGTTTCGTTATCGCCAAAGAGTGCGATTACTGGTGCCATTCAAGAAGACGAGAAGTCTTTTGATGCCTCCGGATCGTGGATTGCAAACACAACTTATACCGGTACTTATAGTAGAATAGGTAATAAAGCCTCGTTTGAATACAGAATAGATTTAAGTGGATCTCCTACAGCCACAGCATTGAAGCTGGATCTCCCATTCAGTATAGATTCAAGTAAGTTATCAGGAGCCTCTAGTATTTTTAGAGAACTTGGCAGGGGTATCATTCGAGATAATAGTGAATTTGCTAACTCTAGAGCTATCGTTATGTATGATTCAGACAGTCAAATAAGAGTTAGATATTTAAATACAGCCGCTGCTGCTACTACTAGTGTTAATAGTAATGTAACAAATACATTACCAATAACATTCGCAAACAACGATTACATCATAGTTAAAACAGACTTTCTACCAATTCAAGGCTGGTCTTCAAACGCAGTAAGCTCAGAGGATTATGGTAGTCGTGATGTAATTGTGGAAGGTGCTGGAAATGCAGGGTCAGCAATAACAGCAAATGTTACAAATATAGACTTTACAGAAACTAGAGATACTGCTTCTGCGTGGGATGGTACTCAATTTAAAGCAACCGAGACAGGCAACTATAGTTTGTCAGGGTGTCTACAAGTTACCAGTTCGATAACAACAACAAGTATAGTTGTATATGTAAACGGCATATCTAATAAAGTATGTGGTAGATCAGAAAATGCGGTTGTCTTTCCTTTTGCAGCTACAGTATATCTAAAAAAAGATGATGTAATGTCTATTAGAATAAGTGATTCGGCAACTTTGGTCGATATTGCGGTTAATCACTGGATACATATACAGAAAAATGCATCATCACAATCAAT